TGCAAATCCTTCAGTCGTTTCAAAATACATTTCTATCATATAACTATCATCAAACTTACTTGAAGTATCTTCGCCTAGTATTAAATCTCTATTGACAAGTGTTCGTGGTAAATAATAGACATCGTGGCCATAGATTTTTAGGCCTTCTACAATTAAATCTTCGTAAAGTGTTTTCTCGGCCTGATTGCCAATTCCTTGGCCTCCCTGGAAATAATGATTTACGGGCATAGTTTAACCTACCATAAATGCTGGGGCAATTTCGAAACTATCTCTTATTTCTTTTTCTAATTTTTCAATATCTGTTTGTGCGTCTGTAAAAATCTTTTCGCCATTAAGTTTAACGCCACCTAACATTACTACTCCATCAAATTTACTTAAATTAGCACCCCATTGTTTTTTAAATAATGCTGTTGTATATCTCTTTAACCATTGGTCATTAAACACATCCGTAAAAGTAGCTGGGTCTAATTTTCTATAACAATCTATAATTAAGTATTCATCTACTTCTAAATCGTTCACCCAATCCATATCAATATACAAACGATTATCGTGTTGTTGAAATCTGATAGGTTTCATACCTACTAAAATTTGGTCTAAGAAATCTAAATGTCTTAACACCATATCATAGTTAATAATTGATGTTGAAGCAAAGTCATACAAATCATTTAATCTTAATTGATACCTTACGTCAAACATATTCATACTTGCTTTGTCTGAAAAAGGAAATATATTTGTTACGGCAATAACTGTATTTGGAACTATAAGAAAATTGTTTGCTTCGTACCAAGTTGTGCTGACACCATTTTGTGTAGGTGTTTCAGAAGATGGTGTTGAAGCTTTTAATCTGTCTTTATCTTGTGATGTAAGTTTATACTTTAAATATGTTCGTCTAATACCGTCATAGTGATATTGAGCATAGTATTGTAATGCTTCATCCAGTCTATCTTCTAACTGGTCATCATCAACGTTTATCTCTATTACTGGTTTACCTAATGCTCTTAAAGCATATTGTTTAAGTGTTTCTCTAGTAGATGGATTTGCCATAACTCTACTATTTATATAAAAGAAATTAGAACTTATAACGAATAGTTGCTAATAACTGTGGGTTATAGTCTTTATAAGCACCTGTAAACACTGATGTTTGTTCTTTATCGTGATAGTATAAACCTAATTCTAAACCAGCTCTTTTATCTGGTCGTTTGTGTTTATCATCTTCTGTATGTAAATTATAAACAACACCCCAATAATTACCTGTAAATCCTAAATCATCATTTTCTGTTCTGTGAACTGTACCATAAATGCGTTCATTAAAACTATATAATAGGCCGTAATCATATCTGTTCTTATCAGCAAAGCCTGTGTCCATATCGTCCCAAACTTCTGCACCCCAAATCAAAGGAATATTCCAACGATATAAAGTACCACCTAATGCCCAACCTTTTTGTGTACGTTCATTAAAAGAAGCTACACTTGTTGAACTTTTTGGATTTTTGATTTGCATATAAGATAAATCGGCATATCCAAAAAGTCCTACAGTTGCACCTGTATATAAAGCATCTCTCTCATTATCCCAACCAATAACTAAACCTGCTGGAACATCTTGTCTTAGACGATACGAATCAAAATCAAATTGATTATCCCAATTAAAACCACCGATAGCTAGAACTGCTTTCTCTCTATGGTCTAACCTTGAATTTGTTTGTGTAATAATTAATGGCGCACCTATCTTTGGCGTCTTTGCAAAACCTAATCGTTGTGCGTCTGTTTCACCAAGATATAATCTGTAATAGTCATTACCAATACCCATTTGTTTTTCTTGTATCGTATTGTTTAATGTGGTATCTAAAGAATAATAAGTGTCATATAACATTGAAGCACCTGTCCAATTGATATAGGGATTTTTAAATGTGTGATTAATACCTATCTGTAATTCAGCTCTTGAATCTATACCACTATCATAAGTACGGTCATCATAATAACCTTCTACTTCACCTGTAATGAATAGGCCTTTAGGTATTGAAATTTTGTTTGATTCTAATTGTGATATTCTTTTCTCTAAATCTGATATTTTCTTTTCGTCTGCTTTTACAAAAGAGGTTGCCAATAAAGTAATTATGATTAAAACAATTATGGCAAAATATTGTATAATCAATTTCTTATCTAGTTTCATATTAAGTATTTATCTTTGGAAAAAGATGGTCTTTATTAAACACTAACACATCTTTTTCATCTAATCCTAAAGATAACATTACTCTAGGTGTATGTGGGTTTTGTTGTTGATGTTCACAATAATAGTTTTGTGCTGTTATCACATCTTCTCTTTTCGAGTCATTTTTAAAGTCGCCAATTTTATCTAAATAATTATGTAGATTACTTTCGGCCATTGTTGTTACTTGGAACAATTCTTCTTCTGTCTGTATATTACCTGCGGCAATCATTCCACCACTAAAGATGGCCTTTGCCCAATCTGGCAATTCTCTTTCTTTACTTGGTTTGTACCATTTAGTTTCATTAAGAAACCATTGTGTGAGTGGATGTTCTTTTTTAAGAAGTGGTGAAAAATCGTGGAACGCACCTGTTACTTTATTTTTACCTGCTATGACATCAAATCCATAAATTGGCCCGCCATTATTCAATTCAGGAAATAAACAAACGTGCATCATCCAAAGGCCTTTTGTTTCTCTTGCATCAACCACGTCCACGTGAGCACGCCTTACGTTCTCATTTTTCCAAGTACGATTGACCCAACCTTCTTTATTAAATCGTGTCATACCTTCTTCAAAGTATTCAACACAATTTATATCGAGTATATCTATGATGTTATTCTTGCACTGTATAAGATTTTCCCAAATCATTCATTTCCTTAAATAATTCTGTAGCATATTCAAAACATAATTTAGCTTCAGCGACCACGTTTACTTGGTACGTGTTCATATAGTTATTTATTAACTCTCTTACAACTCTTTTTGTTTCTTCAGGTTTTAAAAAGACAAGATATGTATTTGGGCCAGGTGTTTTTCTCTTAATCATTTGACCGCCATATAAATCTCCCATATGTCTTACGTAGATATGAGCATACAGCTTTTCTGCATCATCTTTGATTGTGTCTAAATGATAGACATATCTTAATGTGCTGTCTGTGATGTGAGGTTTTTCTGGTTTGTTCCACAGTGAACGAAAGTCGTGGTCTATTTTTTGAGCTCTGTCAAGGCCAGGTGTTTGTCTAAAGAGGCCATTGGCAAAAGCATATTTTTCAAGTGTAGCATAACACTGTAATAGATTAAACAAGTATATAGCATATAGGTCTGGATTGATTTGGCCAGACATAAGAGTTTGTACAAAAGGTTCTAATTCAGCTTTTCTATGTTCTTCTAAAGTGTATTCTTTAATATCACTCATTTTTTTAACTCCTCATAATTATCGGGATTTCTTATAAACAATCTCATACCGTGTATATCTTCTTTAATATCTAAGGTTTTAAATTTTATTTCCTGATATATTTCGTCTGCAATACACCATCTAGGCATTTTAGGTCCTTTAATATCCATTAACCAATAAAAAACATTTCTTTTGTTAGAAAAGAAAAAAAAATATTCGTATTTGAATTGTGAATTAAAAAGGTAACAATATCTTTTTCCTCCACTTTTTTTAAATTCGTTTGTAACTTCCCATTGTGCATCAGAAGTTAATCTAATTATATGTGGAATTCCTGGTTGTTCTTGGTACCTATATGTCATATTAAATAATTAAATGATTACTACATTCAGGATCGCCCATCTCTCCTTTAACAAATGTATTAAATGAAATTGTAATTCTATCTTTATCACTTTTATTAGTATCGACATCGTGGACCATAGATGATGGAAATATAACCAATCTGCCAACTTCGTTTAAAATGCCTACTTTTGAAGCTGTATAAGGATTACTTCCTTTTTCGCCATTGTAAAAAGCAAAATTTCCAAAAGAAGTTCTATCATCATATCTATAAAAATAAGTAGGGCAAGTATCTCCTTCTACATAAAATATACAACTAAAAATACTATTAGGGTGCATATGAGTATGATGAGCCGATAAAGGAGGATTTCTATTCATCCAAGATTGTGTTATATAAAAATTTGTTTTATCACTGGCTCCTAATTGTTTGGCAAATGCAGTAACATTCAGTAAACACCATTTTTTAAAATCATCCATAATTTTATCTTCTAAAATGTCTTTTTTAATAGTTATAAAATTATTTAACTTATTTTTTAATAGTTTTAAATCATTTAAATAAGTTAATTGTTCTTTTGTTAAAACATATTTGTTATCAGATTTATATATAGGAGTTGCAAAAATAGCTTGTATCATAATTACCTTTTAAAAAAATTTCTATACAGTTTTTGTACTAAATGTCTTGTTGTTGAAAAAGAAAAAGTTTTACAATATTTTTGAATATTAGTCCATTGTAAATCTTTTTTATTTGCAGTTCTAATCTCTAAGTTAAAAGTATCTTTGGATAAAGGAATAATGTGCATTAAAGGTGTTCCTGCTTTAATCAATCTTTCACCATCTTCTACATTCCAATTCATCTGAATATTTATCTCACTGGATTGACTAGGGTCTAACACGCCGCTTGTTGACTCATAATCAAAATGGTCAGGATAACTTATAGGCAAACATAAAAATTTTAAATTTTCAGGAACAATAACATTCCAAGGTGTATTGACTTTTACTATATTATTAATTGTTCCTTTTCTTTTTGGTATAAAATTGGTCATTTCTTCATTATGTGTATCTATAAACCTTATATCACTTAAATTACTAAAACTCTTATCTGCCACCGTCCAAGAAAATCCTGGTTTATTTTTTTCAGTTTTAATATAAACATCATACCACATTGGCACAATATAACCTGTTTTAAATAAATCAAATATTCCAGGACAATAAGCTAAGTGTGTAAAACGACCTGTATTGTTATTAATAACTTTGTTTTTTTTATTAATTAAATCTTGTATAGCTGCTTTTGTCCATTCAGGTTTAAAGTTTTTGGCTTCAATAATAGGAAATGCTTCTGCAACGCCAGGTATTTTACTAAAAAATTCTATTGTTTTCATATTTTATTTAAAACAAAAATGCCTAATCCATTCCAATAATCATTTTTATCTTCGCCTTTAGTAAATATTTCTTCTTTAAATAATGTTTTTAATTTTAAATCTTCTATTGATTTAAAAGTAGCTTCTCTTACCTGTAACCAGTTCCAGTCATCAACAACATATACAAAAGTATTATCTATTTTTTCGTAAAATTTATTTAAAAAATTATAATGGCTTTCATATGTATGTTCTATATCCATAAAAATAACATTACTTTTTAATGAAATTTTATTTAAATCGGCTTCAAAAACATTACTATCTATTATATTTACTTGTTTATTTAAAACTAAATCTTTAATATTTCTTAAAAATATTTCTTTATTATTTCCTTTTTCACTATTAATATTTACATTATTATCCATTGGTATTATACTACTTTCTGAGAAATTGTCAATAGCGGTGGCCACTAAATCGTTTCTTTCTACAGCAGCTGCAAATATAGAACCTTGAAAAACACCAGCTTCTAAGTATTTACAATCAGGTAATTCGCACAAATTGTTAATAAAGTGTTTTACTTTTTCAGAAGTGAGACCTGGTAAGTTTTTAGTTTTTTCACTTATCTTTGATTCATTATTTTTAGACTTTGTTAGTGCTGTCTTAACAGTATCTATTAGATTTACACTATTATTCTTTTCAACTATTTTATCGCAAACGTTACAATCCCAACAATCAAATTTACAATTTCTTATAGTTGTTTTCCACACATCAATTCTTTTTTGTGCAAACTTATTATCTTTTATAAAGATTTCAAAATCTGTGTATAGTATTTGTTCATTATTGGCAAACTTTTCAATGATTTTTAAAGTTTCAAATAGTCGTGAAACACTTTCACGGCCGTGCATTTTTATAACATCAATGTAAGTTAATAATCTATCCCATTCATCTTTGAAAGGCGGAAAGTTTGCTATACGCCAATGATATGCTGGGTCTTGTTCTTCCCATTTAGGGCAAGAGAAATAACTTATATCTGTTTGAAAATAAGTTGGTTGATTACCTTTACTTCTTGTATTGTTATATAAAAAATGTTCATCTTGTACAGGACAATTTCCCCAACATCCTTCATTTGCAAGTAAACTATATTTTACATTTACACCTAATTTTTCTTTACAATACTTTTTAACGTCTTGCATCCTTTTCAAGGTATCTTCATCTCTCATCAAATCTCTATCAAAGTTAATATAATGAAAACCAGCTTCTACTTGTTTTATAACTTCATTAGCTCTTTGTGTGTTTCTTAATATTGTATTTTTGATTAGAACGTCAGGATATTCTTTTTGAAAACGGCCTGTAAGCATCCATAATGTATGAGGTATTGTAACTATACGTACACCTTTATCATACAACCTTTTAAAGTTTTCTATAAAGATGGTTAGATTTTCACTCGTAGGAGGCACTTCAATATTATTAAAAGTAGCAGATAAAGGAATGCCTGTTACCTTTGGTATAATAAATGCGTTCTCGTTTAGTAAATTAAATTGAGTTTCGTTAAAAACATCACCCATAGCGTCTTGTGTAAAGGGCGGTATTCGGCTGGTAAAATAAACATCATAAATTAAATGTTTATATTTTTTAAGAAAATTTAAAAAATAATCAAATTGATCTGGTGTTAATTTAGGATTTAAAGGTACACTAAACATAATATAAATTCAATTTCTAAAAAAGAAACTGACTAAAACTGTATTTTTAAAGCAGGTGGTCCCAATTCAGGTTCAGCTGTTATTTGTTGTGCAGAAGCACCTATACCTAATTTTGTGTGTCGCCATCTATGACAAGAAGCCATATCGGTTAAAGCATCTACTTCATCTTCTAAAGCTTTTTGTTGGCCCAATAAAGTAGCTACTGAACTATTGAAACTTGTAACTTTAGAATTAATTTTTTCTACAAGTTGAGCAACAGTTATACCTCTAGCAGTTGCTAATGTTGTTAACATAGGAACGCTAGCAGAATTATTAGCAGTATATTTTGCTGCTTCTTCTTTTTGTTGTTCTAACGATAGTTGTTCTAATACTGAATAATTTTTTCCTAATTCTTTTACTTTATCATTAAATCTATCTCTAATATATTTTTTAAAAACTATTTTATTAAAATTAACACCAGCTGCAAAATCATCCGCAATCATATCGTATCTAACTTTAGGAGCATCTTCAGTTACAACCACTTCAGGAAAATCTTCAACAATACTTGTACCTAATTTTAAATTAATATATCCTCTATATGCGTCAGCGAAAATACCAGACTTGGCTTGTGCGTGTGTTAAAACATCTGCATTTAATTTTTGTAAATCTAATCTTGCATCTTGGTATTCATCTAATATATAAGATACAGTATACGCACCGTAACTTGTATAGCTTTGTAACCAACCAATGCCTGAAGCATCTTTAATTTTTAATAATACGAATAGTTTAGCCATTTGTGTTATCCTTAATATCGTTATACTTACTATTTATAAGAGTATTATTCTTACTTATATCACTTTCTAATAAATTTTCAGATATAAATTCATTACTAATACCCATATTTTCCATTCTTTGTTTATTTACTGGATTTATATAACCTAATTTTAAATCATTTATAGCTTTTTCAGTTAATAATCCCATACCTGTGCCTACTCTTACAGTGTAATCACTTGTTAAAGATAAACATTCAGCTATATCTTCTGGCGCCATCATAGCTATAGCGTCCATATTTCCAGTACCTATTTTACCATAGGCTAACATTTCCATACTTGCTTGTTTAGCTAATTTAGTAATCCAGTGTTGTTTTTCTAACTTTTCCTCTAATTCTTCGTTACCAAAAACATCAATTAACTTTGTGCCATCAGGCAAAACGGCAGTAGGACTATTCAACATTTCTTTAATTATTTTTAGTATTCTATTTTTTTCTTTATTAGCACTTACAAGAGCATCTTCGTGCCTTTTTAAATCTTTTTTAATGTTTAATAAGTCTATTTCTATGTATTTTTTTTCAATTTCGTTTTTAGAATTTCTAAGCTTTTCTTCTTCAACTAATTGTTCTAAATTTTTTCTTTCAATTTCCCATTGTATATGTAAATAAGAATCTTGTCTAACTCTTAATTCTAAAAACATTTGTTTTAATCGGTGGTAAGGTGTAACTTGTGAATGGCCGACAAAGTGTTTTAGTTTAAATTCAGCTACAGAGCTATCAACATTACCATTTGCAAATTCAATTAATTCTTTATCGTCATTAAAGTTTACTCTTTCACTATTTTTCATTTTATTCTCCATAATTTATTATTATTTATACTAAACTTTTTTATGTTCTCCAACCACAATGTCCTGAAGATTGACCAGCATTCGCTGTAGGTTGTAATCCACCAACGTCCGTTCTACTGTTTGTATGATAGTATTGTAACCAAGTACCGTTATTTTGAGCACCGTCATAATTACCTATCATATAGCCCCAATCTTGTCCCATTGTAAAGTTTTCTTCACCACAGTTTGCA